TCACCTCGCAGCCCCCTTTAGCTTCTCGACGGTCCGCAGGGTGCCGATGCCCAGCATCGGCACCAGCAGCCCCAGCAGCGTTTCGGTGTCGATCTGCGGCAGGCTGGTGCCCGGCGCATAGATCGTCAACGCCCACCCGGCCAGAGGGTACACGACCGTCTGCACGCCCAGGCCCAGCACGCACAGCCACCCCACCGCCGGACGCCAGCCGGCAACGAACAGGGATGGGTGCGCGGCCTCCGCGGCGTTGACCTGGAGCTGTGCCGAATCGGACGCGGACAGCACGTCGATGACCTTGGCCTGCATCTCCGCCGCCGCCTTGGCTTGGGCCTGCGGATCGGGGATGCGTCCCACCAGCTCGGTGATGATCGGCATCAGCAGGGGAAGAAGCTGGAGCATGTCACACCTCCGTCAGGCCAAGGGCCATCATCGCGGCCCGGTGATAGTGTTCGGGGCTGTACCAGTCCGCCGGGAAGTCCCGCGGCGCCCGGCCATTCTCATGGGTGACGATGGCGCGGGCCATGCCGGTCAGCGTCTCGGCATAGCCCCAATCCAGCGGAGCGTCGGGATCGACGCCCAGGCGGCGGGCCACCGTGTTCACATAGGCGGTGGTGTCGTTCTCGGACGGCGGCGCCCATCGGCTGATCGCCTGCCGGATGGTGACGATGCGCCGGCCCTGCGGGTCCGTCTTGCGCCGGTAGTTCAACAACACGCGCATCAGCGCCCGCAGCCCGTAAAGCGGGCTGTCGAACTGGCAGAACGCCGTGTCGGTCTGAATGGCGGACAGGCCCAGCCAATCGTCGCCGTGGCGCAGATTGCCGGGGTTGTTGTTGCGAACCCCACGCGGCAGCGTGGGGGCGCGCGGGATCGCCGCGCCGATTGGCGTGGTCATCAGGACAGCACTCCTTTGTGGGATGGTGGTTAGCGGTTGCGCTCCGGCGGCTGCCGGAGCATGCCGGAGCTGGTGTTGACCAGGGCCGCTTCGAGCAGCAGGGCCAGCAGCAGAATGGCCGCATCCTTGTTTCCGCCGCAGTCGGTCATGACCAGATCACGGCGGGCTTCAGCGGCGGGCAGCAGATCGCGCACCATGTCAGTGACCGGGCGTGGGGCCGCCGACCATGGCGAGCAGCTTGGCCGCGACCGCCCCGACGCCGCCACCGGCCAGGGTCAGCGCGGTCATGAAGCCGACGCCACGGTCGCGGGCACGGCGCAGCTCCGCCACCTCCATCCGCAGATCGCGGGTGGCCTCCGCCAACTGCTCGACCGTCGCCGCCACGGTGTGCAGTTGGGCGGTCGACTCGTCGCTCTTGGCGAACAGCGCCCGGCACTGCCGGGTCAGTTCCTCGACGCTGGCCTCCAGCCGGCCCAGCGTCTTGCTCGATTCTTCCACGGCCATGGTGCGCCCTCCTTCAGGGCATGAAAAAGGCGCCTCGCGGGCGCCGGGTGGTGAACGGGTTGGGAGTCTTGTCGCGGGCGGTCAGGCCCGGAGGTGGGTGCAGGCTTGGTAGACCTGGACGGCGGTCTCGGCAGCTTTGACGGCCTCCACCGCGGCGCGGCGCTTCCCCTCCAAGGCGGCGTTGACCGCGGTCCAGGCCGTTGCCGTGGCGCCGACCAGGGCGGCCACGGCGCCCAGGGTGAGACCGGTGGCGTCGGCTTCCGCCTCCAAGTAGGGGAACGGACCGGCGTCGCCAGCCGCGTGTCGCGCCGCCTCGTCCTGCTTGACCAGATAGGTGGCCGACTGCCCGGTGGTGACGGTGATGTGGTCCGCGCGCAGCTCGCCGACGCGCCGGTTGATGAGGTCCACCGCGGCGGCCTTCAGATCCGCGAGCGGCACCGCCGGGATGCCGGGCGGCTCGGGGATGACTTCGCGCTCCCCGATCAGGTTGCCCTCGGTGTCGAACTCTGTGACGACGATGGGCTTGGGCGGCGGCAGGGCCGCAGCCACCAGCGCCCGGACCTCGGCATTCGCCAGCAGCGTCGTCTCGATCTCCTCCGGCGTGGCGTCGAAGACATCGAGCGGCGCGTCCGGGCAGCGCGGCCCGTAGACGGCGGGCATCAGCTCGTCACCGGTCAGCGGGTCCAGCACCGCCGGCACGATCTGCACCCACCGCCACCGGTACAGCAGGCGCCCGCCCTTGTAGCTGTCGGGCATCTGGTCAGGCTGCATAGCTGGTCTCCTCGCTGATGCGGGTGATGGTGAAGGTGGCGCTCCAGACGATGCGCTTGCTCGCCACGCCGGTCACGCGGGCGGCCACCCAATCGCCGACAATCGCCAGAGTGGCGTCAGCTGTGCCGGTGACCTCCGTGTCGCTGCCGACTGTCTGGACGGCTCCCTGGAGCGTGATGGCGCCGCCCGCGTCCCGGTAGTAGGTCGCCCGCCGCCCATAGGTCAGGCGCTCCGTGTCTGCCGCCCCGGTGACCCGGCCCACAAAGCGGGCCTCGATCATGACGGTTTCCCGCTCGCCGACCGGGACTCGGGGCGCCAGATCAAGGGCCATCCCATCGGTGGTGACGCCGCGGGCGGTGAAGCCATTTCCCACAGGGCGCGGTCCACCCACCGCGATGGCCTCCTTGCCGCCGGTGGCGTCCAGCACCACGCCGACCTCCGACGCCGTGCCGATCAGCAGCGAGCCGCCGCGCAATGCGACCGACCGCACGGCGTCGGACGAGGTGGCAGCCAAGACGGCTTCGTCGTAGTAGGACACCCTGCGCAGCCTTGAAAAGACCGACACACCGTCGCCAGTACCGACAGCCAGCCGGCCCGTCAGCGGGTCGCGATCCAGCGAGGACACGGCGGAGCTTGCGCCGCCCAGCAGCGCCTTTGCGTCGGGCTGAAAAAGCGGCGCCTCGTCGGCGTACATCTTGCGGATTAAAGCCGGAGTCGGAGCGTAGGCCCCAGACCGCCACATCGTCAGGGCCGTGCCGCTGTGCATGGCGCCCGTGCCATCTTGGGCGATGCCGTAGCGCAGAGTTGCAGCCGCATTCGTGATCGACCCGACGCTCGCGGCGGACGCAGTTGCCTCCAGAACGCCATTCACCCAGACCTCAATAATTGCCCCCCGCCGAATGATCCACACCATTACGAATAGGATGGAAGTCGCCGCTGACGTTGAAACCGCTGTTGCGGTGTTGGTTGCATCGCTCACGTCGAACTGAAACCGCCCCGAACCATTATAGACCAGCCGATACCAGGGGGATGAGGTGGAGGCCGTCCCTCGCCGCAGGACATACCCCGTCGTCAGATTGGCGAGCCAACCGCAGTGGTAAAAATCACCAGCACCAACATCGAGGTCGGTATTGGGCGGCTGCTCCACGTAGTTCGCAGCGCCAAAGCCGGACCACGCCACCACGTCCGCGCCGGCCGCCACCGGGTTGCGCTGGAGCGTGCCTATGATGTTAAGTGGCTTGGCTTTGTAACTACGATCTGCGACCACCCCACCCGTAATGCTGCCCGTGGCGGCGTCGCAGAGAGTGGCAAGGCGGGTGTCGCCCGGCATCCAGCCGGTGGCGTAAGTGGTCGTAGTGTAGGCCACCATACCCGCGGCATCGTTGCCGTAGTCGCGGGCAAGAAAAGTCAACCCGCCGCCATTCCGACCACCGATGGTATCATGGCCCATGATGTAGGCCGCGTTGGCGCTGAAGTTGACCGGCAGGCCGCCATACGTTGTGCGATACGCTCCGAAGCGCTGCACGACGGTCGGAGTGCCCGTCGCGTACGGCAGAGCAATTTCGACGGCGTCGAAGCCGAGTTGCTCACACATCACGGTCGCGCGGTCGGTGAGGTAGACGCTGGCGCAGTTGCTCAACCCCGTCGCCACCGCCACCGTGCCATTCGGGTGGATGACCGCAACCGCGCCGCCCACCCCGCATGCCACAGCCACGGTCGGGATGGGCATTCCAGCCGCGTCCAGAGGCGCGCCGGGGTACACGCGGGCGTGCACGCTGTTGATCGCGGTCGCCGGCAGGGCGCCGGAGGCAATGACGCCGCCCTCGGCCAGTACCGTGTTGCGCTGCGCAAAGGTACCGAGCCTTCGCCGCCGCCCTCCGTTGTCGTACCGCTCGCACCAGTCGCTGGTCAGGCTGACCACATGCAGACCCATGCCGGTACCGAAATACACATAGCCATTGAGTGCAAAGACGCAGGTGATCGGCGAGGTGGGACCGCACAACACCAAGCCGTTGCCGGTCGGGTTGGAAGCTCTCCAGAGCCTGGGCACGCCGGTCACCGGATCAAGGTCCAGCGCGTCGTGCAGATACCACTGCTCCTTCAGCGCAGAGATTGCCACCACCGCAGGAACGTCGCGCTTCACCCCAGTATAAGCGCCCAGCGCCTCGGACCAGTAGGACAGACCCGAGCAACGCCCCGCCTCATTCCAGCGCGATCCATCGGGCAACCGATCGTCAAGGCGGGTGTCGTAGACGAAGGTCGCCGCGATGCTTGCAGACGAAAAAAGCACCTTGTCCACCGCCGGGAAGGCGAGCGCGCTGGTGCTGCCCATGGTGATCTGCGCCACCAAGTCTTGGCAGCGCTGGAGAAGGGTCGCCACCGCCGCCCGTTCGGTGACGAAGTTGATGTTGTTGCCAATCGACGCCAGATATCCGGCCACCGTGACCACATCACGCCACAGAAGATCAAAATTGGCATCCGTGCCACCTTCCCCGGTCAAACCGTACTGGTTCCCGGTCGGGCTGTATTCTCCGGTGTTGTACTGCGCCAGCCGCGCAAGAGCGGCCTGCTGCTCTGCGGTAATCATTCGGTCCACTCCAACAGATTGATGGTCGTGCTCGCCATGCGGCGCGGCAGATGTTGCTGTTCGTGATCCCCCACGCGGCGGAACAGCCCGCCGTAGCGCCAGCAATCGGCCGCACTGGTGGTGTTGGGCAGCCAGACCAGCGGCAAATCCAGGCGCACGCGCTGGGCAAGATCGGCCAAGCCATCGCGGTCCCAGGACCGCACCACCTGCTGATCGATCACCGCGCGCCGCTTCACCGTGCCGGGTTCCACCCACACGTCGCCGGACGCCGTCGTGATCGTCTGGCCGCCGAAGGTCTTGCCGTCCGAGCTGCCGGCGTGACGCGACAGGGTGATGCCGTCCCCGGCCCAGGCATGGGCGATGCGGTAGCGCGAATCGTCCGCGCCATCGGGGCGGTACGCCTGCCCCCAGATCGTCCACCGGACGGCGGCGGCCCGGCACACCGGCCAGACGACATGGACGTTCGTCGCGTAAAGCCGGAAGTCCCGAGCCGGCAAGCTGCCCAGCAGCCAGTTCGACGCCCCGAACCGGATGGACCGGGGGTTGAGCGGCGGCGGGATCACGCGCCGGTCACGCCCATCCGCGCGCACCGTCGTCCGCAGACGCTGCGTCAGGGCATGGTCGGCGAACGCCTCGCACCGCACATAGCCGGTCTGCCGCAGATTGGTGTCGAGCAGCCCGGCATAGGACACGAACCGCTTGGTCGGAAAGCGCAGCACGATTTCCAGCGGCGCTTCCGCCGTCGCGGTCGCCGCCGTCACCGCCGCATCGGCCAGAGGCAGCGTGGCAAGCGCGGACAGCGGCGCCGTGGATGTCCACGGGCGGTTGCTGGTGATCGCCGCATCGATCACGTCGTTCGAATCGCAAATCAGACCCGGCATCGTCACCTCACCACAAAGAGCTTGAGCGTTCCGGCGGCGCCTTCGCCGATGTCCCGCCCGTAGACCACGGCCCGCGCGCCGTCCCCGAACTCCGCCACGGTGTCGATCACCAGGACGCGGTCGCACAGCGTCACGCCGGGAGCGCCGTCATGAACCGGCAGGACATAGCCGCGGGATGGGACGGCCAGCTCGTCCGCCCACAGCGGGACCTCCGCCGCTGCGTCAGCCGCATAGGCCAGTTCGGAATCGAGCGTGACGATGCGGCTGCCCTGCTGGCCGTAGATCGCCACCACCTGCGCATCGACGGTGGAGGGCGCCTCCCGCCAATCACGGGTCCACAGGGCCACCGTGCCGGCTTCGGCATCCGATGCCGTCGTGCTGTCCGGCCGCATATTTCGGCCCCAGCGCAGCACGACTTGCCGGGCGGGCAGTTCATCGGACCCAAGGTCTTCCGGCTCCAGCCCGGAGGTCGAGCCGGTGGCCGCGCGGTAGGTCCGCACGGCCTCGCCGTCATCCGCGCGCGGCAGGCGCCCGACGATCAGGGTTTCGCCCAGCAGGTCCACCAGCCAATAGCCGCGCGCCACGGACCCGGCCAAGCGGTCGTAGAGCTGGGCATGGGTGGTCGTGTCGCCCGGCGGCAGCACCACGTTCACGGTGCGGGGCGTGGCGTCCATGCCGGAGGGATCGGCAGCCCCGATCAGCCCCGCGGACGTGCCAAGGTGACCGATCACCTGCCCGATGTGCCGCAGCCAGACGCCACCGGGCTTCCAGCCCTTGACCTCGCACCGTGGCGTTGTCGGCTTCACGCTGGTGTAGACCATGCCGTCGCTGGTGGAGACGAAGTATTTCGACGCGGCGACCGGCAGAGCGGTCACGGGATTGTAGTCCACGCCACGATCCCAGAATCGCGGCACACCCTCTATCGGGAGACCGCCGCAGGTTGACCAGCGGTGGAGCCCGGCATAGGTCCCGCTCGGCACGATGCCGAGATAGGTGGGTTCCATGATCGGGGCATGTCCGATCACCAGTTCCTTGGTCAGTCCGCGAAGGGATTCCGGTGCCGTCTCGTCGTAACGGTCGGTCAGAACCGGCTGATCGAAATCGCCCATGCGGTCGGCGACAGGCAGACGCAGGGCGGCCCGTTCCGGCTGCCAGCGACGGCAACGGCCACGCCAGTGCAAAACCGCAGCCGCATAGGGCCGGTCGGACTCCACCAGCCGCATGATGATGGTCAACGGCTCGTAATCCGTCAGCAGGATGTTCAACGGACGCTCCGCCAGCGGCAGGCGCAGCCATGCTCCGGCGGTCACATCGTAGACTGTTGCTTCCGCCGGAACGGCCCGGTCCCGCTGCGGGTTCAGCAGGCGGATGGGAGCGACTTCCACCCGCGAGCCCCCGCGTGTCCGGCCCCAGGAGGACACCGACACGGTGACGCGCGGCGGCGCCTCCACCAGCGGCAAAAACGCCAGATCGCGCGGCGTATCGGTCGCCCAGGTGACGTATCTGCCGGTGGAGAGAAACCAGCGGTGGACATGACCGCTCGCCCGATGGTGGCAGTCGAGTTCGAACAGAGCGACACGCATCATCGTCCTCCGACCCGACGCGCCACGGTGTCCAGCACATCCGCCATCGCCACCAGACGGCGGTCCACGGCCCCCGACAGCGCGGCCCGCTGCTCGTGATCCGCCCGCCCCAGGTCCACCACGTCTTCGCGCAGCCGCCCCACCACCACGGTCAGGGCGTTGATGGCACCGACCACCGGCTGCACATCCAGGCGGGCCGCCACGGCAGCCGGCGCCTCGATCAGCCTGCGCGGCACCGGCACGCGGGAATCGAGGTCGGCGAACCCCCGCGGTGGCGCGACGATACCCCCGGCCTCATAGCCGGACGCCGGAGGCGGCAGGGCATGGTGTTGCCGGATGTACTCCAGCACCGGATACGTCTCAGGGGTGACCGCCGGTTCCGGCGTGACGAACTCCCCACCGGCCAGCCAGATGGGGCGCCCGTCCGGGTAGCGCGCCAGCACGCTGTCTTTTCCGCGGACACCGTTGGCGACCGTTCCACCGCCCGCGTATCCGGGGATGACGCCGCCCTGTTCGAAGGCCACCCAGCTCCGTGGGTCGCTGGTGGGCCGGGTCCTGACCATGAGGCCATCGCCATCCACCGCCCGCTCAACCAACGACCGGACCGACTCCAGCAGCTTGCTGCTCGCCTCCGTCGCGACCTTGATCGCGGTCAGGATGCCCGACAGCTTGTCGTCCATGCTGCGCGAGATTTGGACAGTCTCCGTCGTCTCGACGCTTTGCTTGACCGTCTTGGTTTCCGTGCCGGAGGTGATCAGGGTGGAGCCCGTCGCCGGGGTCACCGTCTGGCCGATGGTGCGCGTCACCGAAGCCGGCAGGATGATGGCCGCCTGTTCGGCATCGGTCAGAGGGCGGCCAAGCTGCTGCTCGACGGTGCGGATCACGCGGGCTGCCGCCACCAGCCCGGCCCGCTCCTCCACCGTCAGGTCGCGCCCCAGATACTGCCCGACCGTGCGGACAACAGCACCCCCGACCACAAGGGCGTCGGCCTCGCTGAAGGAAAGGTCCCGGCCCAGAAACTGGCTGATGCTGCGGATGACCTCGCCGGACTGCACCAGGGCGGCGGTCTCGGCTGTGGTCAGGGTACGGCCCATGGCCTGCACGATGGTTCGATCCACCGTGCCGCCCTGGATGAGCGTCGCCACCTCCGCCGCCGTCAGGGCGCGGCCTATGGCCTGCTCCACCGAACGGATGACCGCACCGCCCGCCACCAGGGCGTCACGCTCCACCGACGACAGGTCCCGCCCCAGCACCTGTTGCACGTCACGGGTGACCAACTCGGCATCCACCAGCCGCGCAAGGTCGGCGGGGGACAGAAGCTGCCCCAATCGCTCCTCAACCGTGCGCAGGATGACCGCCGTCTGCGTCAGGCGATTCCGCTCTTCCTCCGACAGGGCGTTCAGGCTTTCGGTGATCGTCCTGACCGTCGTCAGCTCCACCTGCACATTGACGGAGCCGCCCAGCTCGCGCAGAGCAGCCAGAATCTGTTGGTCATAGCTGACGGTCGCCGGCAGGCCCGCGATGCTGGAGGTCACCCACCGTTCCATCGCCTGATATTCAGCTCCGGAGGCGTGCACGGCATCGGTGGCGGCCAGCAGGCGGTCGGCGGTGTCGGTGATCCGGCGGGAGGCGTCGGCGTCGCCGCCGCGGGCCAGCGACAGGTCGCGCGCGAATTGAGCCTGCGCGGCCTGCAACGCCTCTTCCGGGGATACGGAGGTGCTGGCGGTGCCGGCCCGCTGGTCCAGCCACTTCCGGGTGTCGCCGCCCGCCGATATCAGGGCCTGCTGCTTTGCCGTCAGCTCGGCAGTCGCCTGCGCCGCCGCCTTCGCGACCGCCGCCGCCTTTTCGGTCGCCTGCACTTCGATCAGCCGCGCCCGCACCGCGGCGTCGGTCACGTCGGCCAGTTCCTGCCGCTGGCGGATTTCCAGTTCCGCCATGTCGTAGGCGGCCTGCGACGCCTGCCCCAGCGCGACCTTTGCCGCCAGCTCGCGCATGGACAGGTCTTGGTTGACCGCCGCCCTGACCTGTTCGGCGCGCGTGGTCGCCCACAGCGCGCCCGTGTCTTCGCCCATGTCGCGCAGAATCGCGGCGGTCTCGATCAGCTTCTGCAAGCCGTCGATACCGGCCCCGGCACTCACAAGGATCGATTCGAGCTGCTGCCCCAGCAGCCGCATGGCCGGCGCGGGGTCCAGCCCGGCCCCCATCAAGGCGACGGCGTTCTTGCGCCACGACTCCATCGCCGCGTTGATCGCGTCCACCGGCAGCCCCTTCAGCGCCCGGCTGGCCGCATCGATCATGCGGTTGGTGGCCTTCTCGAAGGAGTCCGACATGCCGGTGGTGGTCAGCCCCAGCTTGGCGGCCCGGTCGCGCGCTTCCTGGAACCCCACAGAGAGGGTGGTCAGTTGCTCGCTGAACTGGTCACCCGCCGCCTTGCCGACGCTGTCATAGGCATGGGCGAAATCGGTGGCGGCAAAGGTCAGGTTGCTGATGACTTCTTCCACCGGCTTGCCGATGGAAGCGTTCAGCGCGGCCCGAACATTCTCCGCTATGACCTTGTTGTCTTTGTTCGCGAACTCGGTTGCCCCGTCCTCCATGACCATCTGGAGAACGTCGGAAAACAGGCTCGTCAGCGCGGACGCCTGATCCGAGAAATCCTTCTTCTTGCCGCGCATCTCCGTGGTGAAGCGGCCATCCTTCTCCATCAGCGAGATAGCGGCCACATTCTCCATGAGCGTGGCGTTCTTGATCCCCACCGCCGACATGAGGGCGTTAAGCGACGCCGCGATGGCGTCCGTGACCCCGCGCGTCTTCGCCAGATCACCGCCATTGTCCGCAGCGGCGTCCCCCGTTTTCCAGACACCGCCGTCCAGCGTGAGATTCGCCCGGCTGTTCGGCCCGACGCTGGCCTTTTGGGTGCCCAGCATCCCCATGATGCCGCCCACCACGGCACCGATGGCAAGCCCCACCGGCCCACCCATCGCGCCAAGGCCCATGTAGGCCGCGAGAGCCGATGCACCGGCCCCGAGCGCCGCGCCCGACACTCCGCCAACGGCCTTCGAGTTGGTGGCGGTGCCCAGAAGGCCGCCCAGGTAGCCGCCCGCCGCACCGGCTCCAGCAGCGCCCAGATAGCCGCCCAGAGCGGACCCCGCGGAGGTTAGACCGCCACCGGAGGCCATGGCCGCATCGCCGGCCCCCACCGCCATGGTCTGCGCGGCAGCGCCGGCCCCTTCCATGGCAGCGGTCGTGCCGCCCCCGCCCCAGGCGGCCATGACTGCATCGCCGGCAGCAACGGCGGTAAGGTCGGCGGCCCCGGTGACGGCTGCCGACGACGTGCCAAGCCCCAGCGCGCCACCGGCCCAATTCAGCGCTCCGTTGTAGAGGCTGCCCACCCCGATCTGATCACCAGCCCAGGACAGCGCCTTGCCGCTTGCCCAGTTCATCCCGGCGTTGCCGGCCTGCCCCAGCAGGCCGGAAGTCCCGGCGCCGGTCGCCGGGGCGGAGATGCCGAACAGGCCGGACGCCGACCCAACCACTTGGGTCACGACCGGCAGGACGATCCGAGTTTTCAGGAACTCCAGCGCGATCCGGCGCAACAGGGCCTTGATCGCGTCGAGGATGCTGGTGGACTTGTCCTGCAACGTCATCGCGTCGAAGAGCGTTTCCGCCCAATCGGTCGCGATGGTGTCGGCGGTCTGCCGTACCGCGTCGGCATACGCCTTCAGCGCGTGGGTGTCCGCGATCTGCTCTTGCGTCGCAAGCCACCGCTGGGCGGCCTCCACCCCGATCTCACCGGCCAGCCGGGCGGCCTGCTGTTGATTGCGCAGGCTGACCAGGGCGCGGTCGCGGGCCTGTTCCGTCTGCCCCATCAGCGCCAGTTCGGCCCGCGCATAGGACAGATCGTCGTCCGCCGACCGCAGTTCGGCGGCGGCCCGCCGCGCCCGGTTCTCCCCCTCCAGCGCGCGAATCTTCGCCTCGATGACACCGGCTTCCTTCGTCCCGGTGCCGATCCGTTGGCGGGCCAGATCCTCCGCGATCTTGTTCTGGATGTTGGCTTCGGCGACGGCTTCGCCGCCCTTCGCTTCGGCATCGGCCAGCCGGCGGGCGGCGGCCATCTGCGCGTCGGTTTCGGCCACCCACTTCGCCATGTCCAAGCGCTGCCGGGCGTCGGCTTCGGCGTTGACCATCGCCGTCACTTGCCCACGCGCACCCTCCCCCAGCTTCAGCAGCCGGGTTTCGATTTCGATCTGCCGGTTCGCCGCCTCGACGGCTGCGGCGCCCTGCCCATAGGCGTCGGCCAGCCGGATCGTGGAGGCCGTCTCCAGATTGGTTTGCGCGACGAGCTGGGCAAACTCACCGGAGAGCTGCGCCGTGGAGCTGGCCCCCATCTGCGTCCACAGGGCTTGCAGTTCCGGCGGCAGCGTCGCCAGCGTCGCCCCGAAATCCTTCGTGGTCAGAATCGTCTTGGCCGTCTCGGCCCCCAGGCCAGGATATTCCAGCGCGGCTTTCGACAGCTCGACACGGTTCTGCGCTTCGGCCTTGGCCGTGTCGGTCAGGGCGCCGGCCAGCAGGCGGTTCGCGGTGGCCCGGCGCTGTTCCTCCGCCGTCCTCTCCTTCAGTTCGGCAGTCGAGGTCCGGGCAAGACCGATCCCGACAACCGCCGTTGCCGTCTGGTGCTGCTGATAGGCGGTGTCGCTGGAGTTGGTGCGGCGGTCCTGCAAGCCCGTCACCACGGGCGTCTTGACCTCCGGTTCCGGCCCGACGATTTCGGCCACGCGCCGGGCGAAGCCGGCGGGCAGGGCCAGCAGCTTCGCCTTGGCCGACAGGTCAGCGACCTTCGACACCGCGGCATCGACCGCGCCGGCCATCTGGTTGAAGCCGGTGGACGCGGACGCAGCGTTCCTGCCCGCGTCCAGCACCGCCCGCGCCGCCGCGTCCGCCGGGTTCTTCAGCAGGGCAAGACGCGCCTCCAGCTCCTTCGCAGCCTGCGCCGCCTCCCCGGCCTTCGTGGCGGGGTCGGCCAGTTTCCGCGCGAGGTCGAGCAGCGGGCCACCGGCCGCACCAGCCTCCCGCCCGATGGAATCGAGCGTCTGCACCAGGGACGCGATGGCCTGAGGATCGTCCTTCGCCGCCGTCCGGAACGCCTCGAAAGCCGCGCGCAGGCGGTCCACCTGCTGCGCGGCCAGCCCCATCCGCTCGAAGGCGCGCACCTCCGTCAGGTTGTCCGACCCGTGGTTGCCTTCCACGATGGCGAAGGGCGAGGCCCCGGACACGACCACATCCTGCTGCGCGGCCCGCCGGAGTGCGGCGATGGCGTCACGCTGCTTCTGCAACGCCTCCTCTAGCTTCAGGCCGGTGACGGTCTTCATGCTGTCGGACAGGCGCTCATAGCCACGGGCAAGCGCGTCCACGTCCGTGGACGATTCCTGCATCGCGTTCCGGGCGGCCTCTTGCGCCGCGGTGAACGCTTCCGTTGCGCGCTCCGCCTCCGTCGAGCGGGTGGCGACGAAGGCGATGGCTCCGGCCAAGCCGAGAATCGCGGCCCCCACCGGACCGCCGACAAGGTCCAGAGCCCCATTCAATGTGGCCATGGCGGCAGCGCTCACACGGGCGGACAGGGACGCCTTCTGCATCGCCACATCATGCGCGACCGTTGCCAGGGCCGCCCGCTCGTCCGCCGCCGTCTTCGCGGCGGTGGCGACCGCCAGTTCGCCTTCGACAGCACGGAGCTGCCGGGTGTGAGCGATCATGGCGGCGGTGGCGGTGTTCTGTTCCGACAGTGCCTTCGCCGCGACCTGTCGCCGTCCCGTGGCGGTGACGATGCCCTGCGCCATTTCGTACCGGGCCGCCGCCTCGGCACGCTGGGCGGTCGCCGCAGCGGCGAGCTGGGCGGCCTCCGCCCGCGCCGTCTCCAAGCCCTGCACACGGGCCGCCGCCGCCGCCTGTTCGGCGCGGGCCATGGACAGGGTTTCCACGGCCATCATCTGGCTGGAGCGCGCCGCCCCAGGCATCACGCTGGAATAAGCGGTCACCGCGTCGGCGCCGCGCAGGATCGCCGCTTCCGCCCCGACGATCTGCCCGGCGAGGTTTGCAAAGGCCGCCGTGCCCTGCACCAAGGCCGGCAGCATGGGACCAAGGCCACGCGCGACAAGCACGGTCGCGAGCGCGCCGCCGGCCATGACGGCGACCGACGCGGCGTGGTCCAGGTCGGCGGAAAAGTCGATGATGGCGCGGGCCATCATCGTGGTTGCCCCAACCGATTCGTCGGAACGACCGATCAGCCGGCCAAGGGCGTTGTCGAAGACCGTCCCGGCCTCCGCCATGGTCGGCGTGAGCTTGGAGAACTCCGCCTCGATCTTCGGCACCTGCGACAGGAAGGCTGCGAAGAATTCGCGGTTGCTGACCTTGCCGTCATCGATCAGCCGCTTCAGCCGTCCGACGCTGCCGCCCGCCGCCTCCAACCCATCGGCGACCGCCTGCGCGATCCGGGGCGCCCCGTCCAAGACGGAATTGTATTCCTCCGCCTGCACACGGACGGAGTTGAGCAGTTGCCCGAGCTGCTGGATGGCCCCCGCCTGTTCCTGCGCGCTCTTCCCACCAAGGGAGGTGGCGAGCGCCGCACCTTCGGCGAAGCGGCGCAGTTGATCCTGACTGGCCCCCAGCTCCGACGCGGCCTTGGCCCCGCGCGTGTAAAGATCGACCACGGAGCCATAGGCTTGCCGGCTCTTCTGCGCCGTGGCGAACAGGGCATCCTGCGCGCCGCGCAGCTCCGCCGTGCCCTGCGTGACCAGCGCAAGCTGATTGCCCGTCTGCTTCCAGGCGTCGGCCTGCCGAATGATCCGATCAACGGTCAGGGCGCCGCCGGCCACCAGACCGCCGATGCCGGCGATCTGCGAGGCCACCGACCGCAGGGCCGACACCGCAGTGGTGTTCAACCGGCTGCACACGTCATCGATTCGCCGCGTCCGGGATTCGATGACCCTCGTCATCTGATCCGCAGCATCGGAGGCGCGCTTGAACCCGCGCTCCATCGGCGCGGAATCGGCGCGCAGGTCTACGAACAGACCTTCCTGTTCCATCTGTCGATTACCTCGGTATGCGGCGGGAAGCGGTCAGCGCACGGCGCGGGGGAAGGAAGCGGTTGACTTGACGCCAGCGGGGGCTATGGAATGCAGGGCGATGCAACCTGAGGGAGCCACCTGAATGGTGGTGTTTCTGCTCTTCCTGATCCTGTGTGCCCTGCTGTTCGGCGCGGGCCCGGTGGTCGGCGCCATCGGAACGGTGCTCGGGTTCATCGGGCTGTTCATCGCGATCACGGTCGGGATCGTGGTGATCGAAGCCTTCTGGTTCACCATTCTGAAGATCGTGGGCGGCTTGGTGGCGCTGGTGGCGGTGGCGTTCATCGCCCTCCTGCTCATCGACCGAAAGCCGAAGGCCAGCGTCCAGGTGGCGACGGGGCTGCCCCCCGAACCGCCGCCCCGCGAGCTGGAGTTTTCCGAACGGGTCGCCCTGCTGAACGAAGACACCGCCTTGCGGCGTGAGCTGGAGAGCCTGGAGCGGAGCGTGGGGATCACCGACCGCGTTCTGGCGATCCGCAAGCGCCGGCAGGAAATCACTGCACGCCTGAATGCTTGAGGGGGCGTTCATCACGCCCCTTCCCCGCCGGCAGCCCGCGTCTCCAGCATCTGCATGAACGCCGCCAGCCCATCGTCTTCCGACCGGGGCGTGCGCGGCATCGCCGGACCATTCTTGGCCCGGTTCCGCGCCCACATTTCGTTGGTCATTTCCAGGTGCTCGATGCGGGCGCGGTACAGATGCTCGATGACGTGGATGGAGGCGTCCAGCGTGTCGGCCAGCGACCATTCCAGCCAGACGCAGCCCCATTCCAACAGCCGCTCCACATACTCGCCCGGCGTCAGGCGTGCGGAGGGTTTTCCTCGTCCTCCGCGTCGCCGGCCTCCTCCGCTTCGGCCTTCGCGGCGGCCTTGGCCTGCTGCTCCGCCTGCACCTCCTCCATCGACTTGCCGGCGTTGAACAGGCGGTAGACGTAGTCGGAGCAGGGGTTGGACGCAGCGAACACACCGGTCAGCATGATCTTGCCGGACAGCTCCTTCGCCTGCGCGTCGTTGAGGCCCAGGCCGGCGCGGAGCACGGTCTTGATGGTGTCCACATGCCCCACCGCCAGACGCTGAAGATGGACAGAATAGCTGTCCACCGTGCTGGACAGCAGGTTGAACGCCTTGACGGTGGGCACCAGCGTGACGGACTCGCCCGCCAGATCGAAGGTGACGCTGCCCTTGGTGAGAACGGTTTCGGCCATGGCCGCAGATTCCTTCTGGAAACGATGATGGCCGGCGGAGGCGCCGGCCATTCAGGGTGGATGATGGAAGGGGAAAGGGCTGACCGATCAGGGCGTGCCCGGAGCGCGGTCGCCCTTCATGATGCGGCCGTTGATGCGGCAGGAGTAGGTGAGGCCGATCACGCGCTTGCCGTCGCCCAGGACGTGCTTCCAGGACATCACCGCCGCGGGGAAGAACAGGCGCGTCGGCTTGCTGTTGGTGCCGCCGGGATCGTCGTTGTAGGCGACTTTGACGTTGATGTCGTTCAGGGCCTCGAACGCCGCCTGCATGGCGGTCTGTCCCGGATCGGACGGGTCCCAGTTCAGTTCGATCTGGAACTCGCCACGGTTCACGGGGCCCTTCAGGACGTGGTCTTCGCCCTCGTCCACGTCCGTGTATTCGATGGCCGCCGCGGTTTCGCCGATTTCGCCGTAGCTGCTGAAGCGCTTCACGCGCACCCAGGTCAGCGCGTCATACGCGGCGACATTGGCGCACGCCGTGCCGGCGGCCTCCATGAAGACTTTCGCTTTGGTCGAGGCAATGGGTCCGGACACCATGGCCGGGGCTCCTTCTCTTCAGGTGGTGGAGGGTTGGGTGGGATCAGTCCGGGTCGCTGGCGATCAGCGCCCGGAATCGGATGACGCCGTGACGGGTCTTCCCGTCCGGCTCGGTGAACGACCGTTCCGACGTGCAGCGGAACGAGACCAGGGAGAGGCCCGCGCTTAGCGGCAGGGCGCGGTTGTGCAGGGCCGCCCGCACCTTGCCCATCAGTTCCTTCACCTCTTTGTGGCCGTCGTAGCGGCTCCAGAGGTGGATCGTCACGTCGATGTCTTCGCCGTCCGCGTCCAGGGCGACGGGCCAATCCACAGAGCTGTCATCACCAACGACCACGTACGGAAACGCGGCGTCGGCGGGCACTCCGTCATAGACGGGCACCGGCTGGACCGCAGCCCGCAGGGCCGCGAAGACAGCCACTTGCAGCGGCCAGGAGGCGGCAACAGCCGTCATGACGCATCACCTCCGGATTCTCTGGCGAGCGCCCTGCCGACCGCCTGCCGCAGTTCGACGCGGAAGCGGGCGCGGGCCTTCTGCCACGCCGGCAGCAGGAAGGGCTGTGCCGGGGCGCCGGGGTGGTGGATCACGCCACCGTCCGGCATGGGGATGTCGTGCGGGGCGGTCCCGAACTCGACAAGGTGGATGTGCCGCGACCGGCGCTTGCCCCAGCTCCCGACGCGGGCCTGCAAGCCGTCCTTCGACACGAACAGGCGGAACTTCCGCTGAAGTTCACCCGTCGCATAGGGATGCGAGCCAGGGACCGGCATGTTCCGGGATGCTTCCGCGTGGACCTCCGCCGCCGCCTTGGCGATCACGTCGGTGACGGCGGCGGTGATGACCGCGGGCAGGCGCCGCAGCTTGCGCCGCAGCCGGTTACCCCCGCGCACGGTCGACCGGCTCATTGCGCCACTCCCGTTTCGGCGTCGATGGTCAGGAAGGGTTCGCGCCGCCCAGCATCGGCGATGGCCCGGATGTTGTGGGCCTTGCCCTGCCAGATCACGCGCATGGTGGTGTCGAGACCGAAGAGACGGCGAATCTTGAATCGGACCATGGTGGCGGCTTCGACCTGCTGGGCGGCGGCGCGTTCCTGCCCGCCGACCGGCCAAGCGTCGGCCCACACCCACGCGAAGTCGGTCCACCCCTGCGACCGTCCGCCGCCCTCGTCCTCGACCACGTCCGGACGCTGAATCGCGATGCGCTGATCCAGGTCCCCCGCGCCGGTCTTGCGTCCGGTCATCGGTCAGCCCTTGAACACATGCGGCGCCAGCAGGGCCGACACGCCCAGCGGAAGATCGGAAGCGATGGTTCCGACGATTACTCCTTCGCGGTTCGCGTAGAGATGGCCGACGAGCAGCAGCACCGCCGCGATGATGTCGCCCGGCACATCGTCCGCCGATGCATAGCCGGCGGTGAAGGCCACCTTCACCCGCCCCACCCGGCTGGCTTCCGGCCACTCCCAGCGGGACACCGGGAGCACCAGCGCCATGTCGCCATCCAGGATGGAGCGATAGGACGCCGCAGGGATCACCGTCTCTTCACCGTCCGCCGCCTCGTAAACGACGCTGCCCACCGCCTGCACGGGCGCGGTGGGCAGGTCGATGCCGGTCGCCGGCAGGTGGCCGAAGACCGACAGCAGCATGGGGCGCGGCAGGAAGCACCGCCGCGTGTGGTTCTCGGCCAGCCCGACCGCCGCCAGCAGATAGCCCCCGATCAGACCGTCTTCGTCGGGTCCATCGACGCGCAGGTGGGCCTTGACCCGGTCGAGCGGCACCAGCTCGCCGACCGGGCGCGACACCTGCGTCAGTGCGGACAACATCATCATAATTGCCCTTCCGGCGGGGCGGTCCGGGGACCGCCCCGCTCCGCCGTCAGCCGGGGACGATTTCCACGACGGCTTCCGCCGCGTGGTCGCTGGCCTTGCCGTACCGCGGCGACAGGCCGAGCAGGACGGCGGACAGACCCGCGTCGGCGCCGGCCACGGTGAGGGTCAGGCGGACGAAGGCATAGCCGCCGTTCACGTCCAGATCGCTCGCCCGGAAGTCGAGGACGGCCGCCTTGTCCGAGACGGCCAGGGGCGTGATGGCCTTGCCGTCCACGTCCTTCGCCGCGCCCCCGGAATCGGTCTTGGCCTGCACCAGCTTGGCCGCGACGCTGGCGCCGCTGGCGAGCGTGCCAGCCTGAACGATGGCCTGACCGACGGCGAGCTGCGCCATGCTGATCCAGCCGGTGGAGACCGAACCGGGGGCCTGCGTCTTCGGGGGGATGACGCCGACCGGCGCGACGTGCGCGGACGGCGAAACGGTGCTGTTCACGGTCATGGTGGGTTACCCGCGGGTCTGGAGGGTGACGAAGTGCGACTTCGACGTGGTGCCCTTGGCGGGCTGCACCGGCTTGGACAGGTAGGGCTGCCCACCGACGCGGAAGGTCCAGCGGAACGCCTGGATGCCGTAGTCGAAGTACAGATGGATGGAGGTATCCATGCGGATGCCGCTGGCCCGCTTGGCGAGGTAGTAGCCCTTGGGCGAGACGAGCTGAAGGTCACCTTCGGTGCCCAGCGTCTCCGCGTGTTCGCTCCAGCGGATCGGCATGCCGAGCAGAAAGCCGCCGGGCGCCTCCTTCAGACCGGCCACCGGGGGCGTCCACATCAGGGTGTCGCCGATGCGAAGCGTGACGAGCTGGGGCACGATGTCCCGGTTCGCCATCCAGAACGGCGTGTCGTTCGGCTGCACCAGAAAGCGGGTGTACATGTCCAGCACGTTGTCCACCGTGATGGTCTTGGCGGCCTGCCCCGACTTTTTATCAACGGTGATCTTGGCCGGGCTCTTCATCCAGCCCAGCGGCTTCTGCACGCCGTCGCCATAGATCACCGTGTCGCCCATCTTCCAGGAGATGGCGAGCGCGGCCTTGGTGGTCAGCCGGTTGGCGAGGCGCGGCGCGTCCTCCAGCAGGTCTTCGTCGGCCAGGACGAAGGCATACAGCGGCTCCAGCGGGACGGAACGGGGGGCCGGCGGCGGCGCCTTGCTCTCCTCCATCTTCTTGCCTTCCGACCGCCAGCGGACCTGGATGCCGCCCGCGCCCCAGGGCGTGGATTCGTCGGCCAGCATCTTCACCTCACGGGCGGAGGTCGGTTCGGAATCCACCAGCGACGGAATGTCGTCCAGCTCGAAGACCATGTCCCAAATGCTGTCGCGGTAGGCCGGGGGGACCTGGAACCCTTCGTCGCTGCCGGACGCCCGCATGACGTTGGCCGGGTCCGACGCGGACGGCCCGAGCAGGCGGGGATCGACCACGACGTTGCCGCCGCCCGGCGTCGCGGCGCGGACGGCCAGGGCGAAGTCGGCCAGATCGGCGAAGCCGTTGGTCCGGGCCGGGTCCGGCTCCGTGCTGCCGTAACTGCCGGCGGGGCTCGGCTGCGGCGTGCCGGAGCTGGTGGCGCCGGGCAGCGGGGCGAAGGACCGCTCGCGGTCGAGCCGCTGTTCCTCGGCCTCGACAGCGGCCTGCGCCTCCGACACCTTGGCTTCCAGCGCGTCGATGTCGGCGTTCAGCTTCTTCAGCTCCGCCTCTTCGGCCTCCGTGCGTCCGGCCTTGGCCGCCAAGGCGTTGTAGGCGGACAGCTTCTGCCGGCCTTCGGCCTTGAGGTCCGAAACGGCCTGTCGCAGTTCCTTGATGTTGGGCATTCGAGGGATCTCCCGATGGCAAAGCGGTGGGGATCGCCGCCCCTGGATGGGACGGCGCCGGGCCGCGTGGTTGATGGGCGTGTGGGTTACGCGAAGGCGAGCGAGCGCCGGGATTGGCCGGACGGGCGGGCGTTGCGCATCCGGGCCAGGGTGTCTTCGAAGGTGGCGACGCGGTCGGCCATGCCCAGCCGCACCGCTTCCGCCGCGCCGACCACGCGGCCTTCGCCGAAGCCGTTGCGCACGTCCGCCGGCTTCACGCCCCGGCCACGCGCCACGGCCTTCACGAACATGCCGTAGTAGTCGTTGACGCGGGCCTGCATGGCGGCCTGCGCCTCTTCGGTCAGGGGTTCATAGGGGTTGCCCTCGGCCTTGAACTTGCCGGCCTTGACCAGCGTCGCCTTGACCCCAGCGGCTTCCATCGCCTTCGAATACTCGACGTGCGCCGCATAGACGCCGATGGAACCGACCTCCCCGGAGGGCGTGACCACCAGTTCATCCACCTGCGCCCCGATCCAGTAGGCCGCCGACGCGCACACCGTGTCGGCAATTCCAACCAGGCGCTTTTGACCGCGGGCATCGAACAGCTCGCGCGCGGCCTCCTCCACAAGGTCCACGCTGCCGCCGGGTGAATCGATGTGAACGAGGATCGAGCCGACCTGTTCGTTCGACAGGGCTTCGCGGACGCGGGCGCGGAAGCGGTCCAAGGCGGCCATGCCGGACACGTCGGCGAACATGCCGGCGCGCGGCGTGATCACGCCTTGGAGCGGGATCACCGCCACGTCGCCGCTGCGGGCAGCCCCGACGCGGGCGGTTTCGGCGCTGATCTTGCCTTCGACCTCCGCCGCGATGCGGTCGCGGATTTCCGCTTTGGTCAGGCGGTTCCCGGCGGCGCGGAAGGCCACAAGGTCGGTGATCACGGCCAGCATGCGCGGCGTGATCGCCCACGGCGTGTCGGCCACGGCGCGGACGATGTGGGCATAGTGAAGCTCCATCGCGTCGGGCGCGATGGGGACGGAGCGTTCGGGCATGGGGACGGGGCTCCTACTGCGGCAGCGAAACGGTAAGGCCCAGGTCTTCGGGCAGGACGGCCCGCGGCGCGTGGGCCGCGGGGGGCTTGGACCCGGCCGGCGCCATGTTGAGCGGCTGGAGGTAATCGTCACCGTTCGGGATCGGGTTCATGTTCTCCATCCGCCGAATGTCGTTGATGGACAACCACCCGCCCTGCCGCCCCTGGAAGAACGCCTTGTAGCGGGATTCCAGATCGCCGCGCAGCAGGCCGGCGACGTTGAATTCCGCGAAGTAGACGTCCGGCCGCAGGATCAGGTCGGCGTTGATCTTGCGTTCCCACAGCACCAGAATCGGCAGGATGGTGTCGGTAACGAACTCGATGGCCTGTTGCTCGATGTTGTTGTTCGTCGCCTTGCCGAGAATGCCGACCTTGTGCTGCGGCACGCGCCAGATGCGGGCCAGTTCCTCGTTCAGGGCGTTGCGGGTTTCCAGAAACTGGCCCTTCTGGTTGTCGAGCTGGGCGCGGTTGTACTTGATGCCGTGTTCCAGCATCGCGTCCTTGTGCTGGTTCGATCCCGTCCGCGCCCGCCGCCACGCCGACAGCCAGTTGTCACGGTCCACCGTGGCCTTGAAGGTGCCGGGCGGCGCCTCCAGCAGGCCGCCGGACTGGCCGTCGTTCTTGAAGAATCGAGCCCCGTAGGCATGCACGGCCAGGGCCGCGCCGATGATGTTGCCGCTGGTCTTGGTGACCGGCACCCCGGTCAGGCCATCGGCGGAGAAGGGCAGCGCCCGCAGGTGCAGCATCTCGGACGCGTGAAGGGTTTTCCGCTGGCCGGTGCGAAGGTCGATGACATCGTACCAGACCTCTCCGGTGCTGCGGTTCCAGCGCGGCGTGACGCAGCTCGGATGATGCGGCACGAGCTGATCGACCGCGCCGCGGGGGCCGGGTACGATTTCCGCATAGGCGTTGCGGTACCACGCCAGCCACCACGTCATCTGGCCGAAGAACTCCCAGGAGGTCTGGAACCCGTTGGGGCGGAAGGCGAACAGATCGGCCAGGGGATGCCCGTCCGCCTCCTCCCGCCCACCGTTCGGCAGGCGCCGGAAGACCTTGATCGGCAGCGAGCAGACCGTTTCCGACAGCACCTTTTCGCAGTCGAGAACGACGGGCAGTTGCAGCGCCGCGTCGGTGGTGACCAGCATGCCGGAGGTCGCCGTAACGGCGCCGTCCAACGACGAATACCAATAGTCGTCCGCCGGGTCGCGCGGGCGTTCTTCCTGCTGCCCGTCCTGCCCGAACATGCGTTGCAGCCAGCTCATGCCGTGGGCACCTCATAGTCTTCGGGGACTTCGATCCCGCCGCCGCCCGGCTCCGCCACCATCGCGCGGCCAACGGCCATGGTGCCGGCCACGATGCCGTCGATGCGCTTGGGCGTTCCCCGGCGGTCGGGCTTCACAGGAGCGATGTTGTCGCGCCCATCGGTGTCGTAGGCGACGCACGTCGCCATCCAGCGGGCCACCGGGTTGCCGCCGTGGTTGAGGTCGCCCGCGATGATCAGGCGTTCGAACTCCTTCGACGGGGCAGACATGGAGGCGTAGCCCTGCCCGAAGGGCACCATGGTCACGCCGTCGTTGGTCAGTTGGGTGGTGATCTGGCTGGAGTTCCAGCGGTCAATCGCCAACTCCTTCAGGTCCACCATCTCGGTGATCGGCGTCCAGGCGCCGAGCTGCGCGGCGCCTTCGCCCTGCCCGGTGATTTCCGCCCGGATCACGTCGTAATCGACCGTGTTTCCTTCGGTCTGGCAAATCCAGCCCTCCGTGATCCACTTGGCGAAGTCTACGCGGTCGCGCTTGCACCGCTCCCGCAGGTCCCGGTCGGACGACACCGGCAGCCAGAAGCGCCACCACACGTCATAGCCGGCCCCGTCCAGCTTGGGCGAGACGAGGCACAGGGCGGTCAGGTCGGTGGTGGTGGACAGGTCGAGGCCACCCCAGCACGGACGGCCCGCCAGATCGGCCAGCGTCACGGGCGTGACGCGGCAGGCATCCCACTTGTCCATCGGCAGGCCGGTGGTGATGACCTGATCGACCCACAGGTTCAGATGGAAGCGCTTGAAGTCGGCTTCCTTGCGCAGCTTGCCCTGTGCGTTGGCGCATTCCGTCGTCAGGAAGTCGGCCTTGACCGACACGCCATAGCCGGGGTTCGCCTTCGCCCAGGTGGCCGGGTCGGTCCAATCGTCCTCCGGATCGGCAGCGAAGATGACCGGCAGGAAGGTGGGGTCGATCACCTCGCCCTTGAGGATCGCCACCGCCCGTTCGTGCACTTCCCAGCCGTAGCCCTTGCCATACTCCCCGGCGGTCGTGGTGTAGACCTCCAACGGTTGGCGGCGGGCGATGGCGCCCTTGTGCACCACATCCTGAAGGTCGCCGGACGGCCATTCGTGGATTTCATCGTAGATGCCGCCGGACGGGCTGAACCCGTGCTTGCTCCCCGGCTTCGCCGACAGCGGCTTGAAGCTGGCGGCCAGCTCGGGGCAGTACAGGGACGTCTTGTAGACCTCCACCGCCTGCATCAGCTCCTCACACAGGCCGACCATGACGCTGGCCTTGTTGAAGACGATCTTGGCCTGATCCTTGTCCACCGCGGCGGAATAAACCTGACCGCCGAACTCGCCATCCCCGATCAGCATCAGGATGGACAGGCCGGCGGCAAACTCCGTCTTGCCGTTCTTGCGGGGCACTTCCAGGTACAGTTCCCGGATCAGCCGCGTTCCGTCCGCCCGCTTCCAGCCGAACACGGTGCGGACGATCTTCGCCTGCCACGGCGCGAGGTGGAACGGCTGGCCCCACCACTGCGCTTCCGTGTGGCGCAGATAGGTGGGGAAGAACGCCACCGCGGCTTCCGCCGCCGCATGGTCGTACCAAGCGCCATACTGCTCCCCGCCGACCGGCATCGGGGGAGCGTCGATGGGCAGACCGGTGTCGGTCACGTCAGTTCAGGTGCCGGCGGTTCAGCAGGCCCACCGGAGACGCGGCGGGGGCTGGCGGGATGGTCGGCGCGTCGGGCGACGGGGCGGACTGCTGCGCCGCGTCGTCACCGAACAGGCCGGGCTGCTGCGGCAGCGGCGGCGCCATGGACAGGCGCTGCAAGAGCTGCTGGCGCGCGGACGGCGACAAGCCGAAGCGGTCCTCCAGCGATTCCAGGCGGGATTCGAGACGGTCACGGACGAGGAAGGCGGGCCGCACGCGCTCCAGCTCGCCGTGTGCGCTTTTGCTGGTGTAGGTTTCGCCGTTCTTGCGCAGGTCTTTGGTCAGCGCTCCCCAACGGGCCAGATGCTCGCAGTAGCGGGAGAACGCGCCGAAATCGGTGCTTCGCAGCAGCTTCATGCGGGCGAGCTCGGGCGCCAGTTCCTCCCAGATGCGGCGCGCGGCGACAGGCAGACCCTTCGGGGCTGACGCCTTCAGACCCGGCACATCGTGCGCGGCGGTGGACAAGGGGCGGTGCCCAGGGTTGCCCTGCGCCTCCCTCACCTCCGCCGGTTTCGGCTTGCGGCCCTTCATCGTCTAACCTCTTGGCTAAAAAAAGTTTTGCCAATTTCGCGCGCACAAAAATTCGTCTGAGGCACCGGTCCCAGGGGCGAAAGGCCCCAGGGATCAGACACCCCCTACCCCTCGGCTGGACCGGGCGGCGGCGCGGCGTTCCTCGCTCTGCTTCCGGCCGTCGTGGCAGGGCTTGCAGAGGCTTTGCGTGTTCGCACCGTCGAAGAACAGCGCCCGGTCGCCACGGTGCGGCACGACGTGGTCGCAGATCGTGGCCGCCTCAACCCGCCCGTCTGCCGCGCACATGCGGCACAGCGGCTCGACCGACAGGCGCCACGCGCGCAGCTTCAGCCACGCCGCCGTCTTGTACCAAGCGCGCCACGGCTGAGAGGCCCGGCGGGCATGGTCGTGCTGCTGGCGGTGCTGCTGGGCGTGGGCGTCGCAGAACCGGCCATCGGTCAGGTGACCGCAGCCGACAGCGGCGCAGGGTTTCTTGGGTTTCCAGGGCATGGCAGAGAAGGGGCCGGAAAGCGAAGCGCCCGGTCGGAGTTACCTCCGCCGGGCGCATTCATCCAACCTAGGTAATATTGGTCGCAAACCCCCCCGCGTCCGTCAAGAGGGAATTTTCAGAACACCAAGACAGAATGTTTCAGCATAGGCGCGAAGCTGGCGCAGCACCTCGTCACGGACCCGGTCATTCCGAAGCCCAAGACGCTGATCCAACGCCGTCGCCGACACCTCGCCCATGATCACCCGCACCACGACAAGGTCCACGAACATGGAGCCCCGACGCCCATGCAGCGTTCCAGCAGCCTTGTCCGCCCGCAGGGTCCGCCGCCACTGCTCAACCCGCACGGCAGCCGGCGCACAGACCACACCACCGACCGGGGCGAGCGGCGGAGAGGTGCGGTTTCCACCGTCCACCACCAAGGCCGAAGGATCGACCGCCCGCAGACCCGACGCCGACGCCACGACCTCCAGCGACAGCCCACGGGCGATGTCCACCGCCGCCATCACCTGCGCCGTGGTCATCCGCCCGCGGGCATACATCAGCGCCACCCACCCCTTGCCGTGCAGCACCCCCGGCACCGCCGGGTCGCCGCGGTCGGGCAGGGTCAGCCACCGCCCCGTGACCAGCGCATCGTCGGTATCGTCCGCGCCACGCCCCAACACCACCGATCCACCATCCATCGTCGCCACCCCGTTCACATCAAGACCCGACCGACCGGCACCACGCCCTAGAGTGCTCCCTGACACCTCAGAGCCCTCCCTACCTAACTCATTGAAAATACTTATGAAGGAGAGGATAGGGAGAAGAGGGAAGACAAATGGGCCGTCATGCGCACGCCCGCACATGGCCGCGCGCCCGCCCGCACGCGCACATGAGGCCAACCCCGAAAAAGCGCTCCCTGTCCTCCAAGTCCTCTCTAAGCCCAGCATTTCCGCCCCTTTCCCCCAGGGAGGGGGTACGAACCACCGCTCCCTGATGGCCCGACTTCTCCCTGCGGCTACATCACTGGCACGGGCTCGACGCCCTCCAAGAGTTGCAACCCAAGATAGTGATTTACCCCGCTCGACTTGACGACGCGATGACCACGATCCCGCATCTTCTTGCCGAAGCTGTTTGGCTTCACCGCTTCCCGCGCATTTCGCTCGCACCATTTCGTGTACGCCTCATAAAGGGCAGTAGCAGTCACCCGCTTCCCCAGAACAGCAGCGACTTCAGCTTCCAAAAACTCACCGATTGGGTCGCTTTCCTTCTTCCACTCATCCACCGCCGCGGTGATGATTTCCGGCGGGTTCAGGCCCTCTTCCCACCACATGGCAAGCCCATCCAGCAGCCAGTTGAAGACGCCCGCTTTTTCCTCCCGTAGGCGGTCCGGCAGGCCGCGGTCGCGCTCCGCCTCCGGAATGACCACCTCGAACGGCACCAGCTTCACGCGGCGCCAGATGCCCGTGTCCTGCCCGACGATGCCGGGCTTGTGGTTGGTGGACATGATCGGCTTGAACACCGGACGCAGATCGAATTCTTTCTCGTGCAAGTTGCGCGTCGGCAGGGGTTCCATGCCGGTCACGGCCTTGACCAGACTTTCGTCCAGCATCGCCCCGCCCTTCGGCTCCGACATGAGCAGCAGCCGCACACCGGGCAGCTTCGCCAGCGACGGGCGGGCCTTGTCCGGATCGTCGTTGTGCTTCGACATGAAGACGCCAGCCGGCACGGTGGCGGCATAGTCGCCGAAGACCTCCCGCATCAGGTCGGTCAAGGTCGATTTGCCGTTGGCGCCCTCCCCGTGGAAGATCACGAACACCTGTTCGGTCACGTCCCCGGTGAGGCAGTAGCCGAACAGCCGTTGGAGGAAACCCCGCACCGCCGCGTCGGGCTGAATGCGGGCCAGGAAGGCGTCGAAGGCCGGGCACTTGGCTTCCGGGTCGAACCCCACGGGCGCCAGCTTGGTCAACAGGTCGTCACGGCTATGCCGCCGCACCGTCGTCCCGGCGGTGGTCTCCGGCCTCTCCCGAAGGTCCAACGTCCCATTGTCGATGTTCAGCAGCCACGGGTTCGCGTCCATGACGCTGGCCGGCTTGGTCACCCGCGGGGCGACGATCTCCAACATACCGTTGATCTTTCCGGCGTTGCCGGTCTGCACCGCCCACTTCTCCCCTTCGTCAATGCTCTTGCGCCATTCCTTCATCCGGGCCGCCGCCATGCGGGCGCGCTCCTTGTCGTCCTCGCACTCCCGCTCTTCGTCCGAAGGCGGCGGCGGACCGAGACGGCGCAACGCCTCCACCTCGCGGTAGAGCAGCGCCCCCGTCTTCTGCGCGAGCAGCTTGGCCATCGCTTCGCCCAGCTCCAGGCGGTAGCGCTTGCCGTCCCAGGTGTGCTGGCCCACCCGGTCCACATACAGAAGCGCCGTGCCGAAGCGCGCCAGCAGGCGCGCGGCGTTGCCGCTGTCGTTGTAGGCGTACCGGGCCAGTTCCAGATCGTCCGCCGGATCACCTTCGACGGGCGGTTCATCACCCCCGCCGAAGCCGTCGAGCGGGGCCTGTTCCGCACCGTCGATGGCGGCGCGCAGGGCATCGACAGGCGTCTGATCGTCAAGCGGCGCCATCGCCCCTCCAGCACAAAGCGTCTAGACGGATTGCGAGACATGGGCCGCCCCGCGTCACCGCGCCCGGCGCGCCTCCATTCCGCCATCCCCGTCCCCGTGCCACTAACGGGCAGCCCCCAAAGGGAGGGGTGCGGGGAGGGGAACAGAGGGGTGATGACGGCCATACAGTCGCCGTCATCATTCCAGCGGCTCCGCATAGCCGGTTGCGTCGCGCACACGGGACTGAAGGTCGGGAGGCAGCACCAGATAGGCTTCTTGCCAGAAACCGAAGGCGTCAACGTCCGGCGCGGCCTTGGCTGCCTCATACCCTTCGATCAGGCGGCCAGCCACTTCCACGGGAGGCACGACGAACACGGTCGGAAAATGAACTACGGTCATGGCCGAACCTCTGGTGTGAACTTGTTGGTTTCGTTGCCCCAGACCTCGAATCCCGGCCATGGCTGCCGGGCGAACAGTTCGCAGGCCGGGCCGTGGGGGATCAGACGTCGGGCTTTCTCGTATTGCTCGTCGGGCTTGCGCGAGTGCTCCCGCACCAGCGCTTCGATGGCGAGCGGTTCGCCATCCTCGAATTCCATGGTCTCGATCAGGCCGCGTTCCGAGCGGCAGCCCGGCCCATAAGGGGGAGCGCCGAAGGCCGCCAGCAGGAACAGTTCGGTGCATTCGCGCAGGACGTAGCCCGGCCCGAAGCTGCGCTTGCCGTTCTTCGTGACCTTCACCCACGGGGCGCCCGTCACGTAACGCGCGCCCCAAGCGTCTATGCACTCGAACGCCAAACGGAGCATTGCCCAGGTCGCCCACAGCCAAAGCAGGCACCCGTCAGGATGGGCGAGCTGGCGCACGGGAAGGGCTTTGATCTGCGCCAGCGGCATGCACCGATAGTGCTTCTGGGGCGCCTTGCCTTCGCCCTTCGGGCTGCGCAGGGTGAATTCCCATGCAGGGTCCGCCATGATCAACCGGTAACGCTGCGGCACCAGCGGAGCGAACTCCCATTCCGCCGGACGCCACGCTTCGGTAAGAGGCGCACCCGCCGGAGCGGCCTTCATGGTCGGCAGATCATCGAACAGGAGGGGTGCGGGGAGGGGACGAGCCTTCATGCGGCAACCCTCCGGACATCCCGCGCCGCGCTCCGGCGGTCCGCCGCCAGCACCGCCCGCCGGATGCGCCCGGCATAGGTCGGGGAATCGAGCAGCATCGGCCACATCAGGTCGTAGGCATCATCCCACCGCCAGCGGCGCCGGGCGGCGCCCTTGGTGGCCCGGTGGCCGTAGAGGCGCAGCAGTTCCGCCACCACCTCCGCCGGGCGCCGGGCCGTCCCGCATATCCAGGCGATGGCGAGCTTGCGCGCCTCACCTTCGGTCATGGCCGAACTTCTGGCGGTCATGACACCCTCGCCTTCTGCGCGGTCGTCCGCGCCACCCGCACCGTGCGGCCCTCGCCATTGCCCAACGCCGCCGCGATGGAGGCCGCGCGCTCCCGCGACAGGTCCCCGGCGCCCAGCAGCAGCACGTCGGTGACGGCGTCCGGCAGCAGCACGTCGGCCATGGCGACGGCGCCGCCAACGGCCCACACCGCTTTGTCGGGACAGGTCATGGCGCACAGCAGCCCCAGCGGCAGATCGGCGGCCAGATAGACCATGCTGGCATCGCCCAGCGGCGACAGCCGCACCGCGCCGCCGCGCCGTCCGAACATGCGCCGGGCCGGAACCGGGCGCCCGATGCTGGCGTGTTCCACCTCCACCGTCCGCCCGTCCGCATCGATCCAAGTTGCCAGCACGCCGGACACCTCCGGCCCGGTCGCTTCCGGGTTCCACACCTGCATGGCGGCCAGCACCGCCGGCCCACGGTGCAGCAGGACGCGCCCTTGCCCCGGCACCACATGCGTCAGGTCGAGACGATCCACCGCCCGCAGCATCGACCATGACCGAACCGCATTCGCCGCCCGCAGGAAGGCCAAGGCGCCGGGCACGTCATCCACCCGTCGCCCATCGGCCCACAGGGCACGGGCCGACGCCACGGCGGCGGCAACCGCCTGCGGGTCCTCCGCCGCCGTCCGGAGTGGACGGCGCGGCGCGGGCCTTCCGCTCCGCCCACGGCGTTGCGGCACCAGAGGCGCCGGCAGTTCGCGGGGGTGCTGCATGCCGCCGTCGAGCCCGGACTTGATCGTCTTCTGCGCCGCGATCAGCTCGCGCTGGTCACTGCCGAAGCACGCCAGGGCGGCCACGGACAGGTGCTGTTCGATCAGGGAACGCGGCAGGTAGCCGCCGGGGATGAACTGCCCCAGATTGAAGGCCGCTTCGTTCAGCGTCGAATTCCGACTGCCAGGCACAGCGGTGCGGACCTTCTGCGCCTCTTCCTCCAGCGCCTTGCGGGCATAGGGGTGGACGCTGCCCGGTGGCGGCCCGGCCCGTTCGGCGTCCGCTGGGGCCTTCGGCACCGACAGCCGCTTCGCCAGCCACGCCGGCAGGGCCTTGCCGTCCAGCGCCCGGCGGAGCCATTCCAGATCGTCCGGCGCCCCGATCACCAGCCGCACCAGCCACTCCGGCGCCGGAGCGATGGCCGTCGAATCGGGATCGGCGGTCCAGACGTAGCGCTTGCCGTTCGGGTGGACGCTGGGCGCGACGAGGATGTACCCGCCTTCGCCGCGGGTATCGAGGCCGGGGCCACACTTGGCCCGGCTGCTGTTCGGAATGGCCCGCTCCGGCCAGCGGAACAGCCAGTGCCGACCACCCGACGGTGTGATCTGGCCCAGCGTGTCCGGCAGGGGTTCGCCGAACAGGTCCTCCAGCTCGCGCAGGGTGCGGAAACCGTCTTCGTCGGTCTCCGGCTTCAAGTCGGCGTCGAGAACCCAAAAGCCGCTGTCCTCCCCTGCCGCCGTGGCGACGTTGGCCGCCGGCCAGCGGCGCCAGAGCTGCGTCACCCAGAAGCGGGACGAGGCCGCTTCCTTCACGCCGTGTTCGAACAGCCCGACTTCCTTGCAGGGGACCTTGCCGCGGGGGACACAGGGGAACACCTTCCACCCGCGCCCCGCATGGGCTAAGGCCGCCTCCTTCAGTTCCGGTCCGGGTGTTTCGGTCATGACCGCACCTCGCCGACCCGACGTTCATTGATGGCCATGGTCCGTTCGGGCGCCCCAGCGAGGCGGGCGCGCCAATCGTCAGACCAAAGCGGGGCGAAACCACGCTCAATCAGCGCCGCATGAGTGCGGGGCCGCAGCCCGCGCAGCAGATCGGGATTGGTGACGAACAACCGGAACATCTCTGCGAACCACTCGCCATCGTCCGGACAGTAGTTGGTCAGCTTCGGTTCGCCGGACTGACGACGCAGTTCCGCGCTGAAGTTGCCGCGGTAACGGTCTACGGTCGTGCTGCGCAGCACATCGACGTGGTGCCCCAGCTCGTGCGCAAGCACGCCATAGGGGGTTCGGTCAACCGCATGTCCCGGATACGACCACGCCCGACCGGCAGTCCCGATGGATGCACACTTCGGATCGCAGATATTGATTATGGTCGGACGATAGTAGGCGCAGGCATCGAACGGCCAATCGACCTTCGCCCAGCGCTTCACGGGCGGGCAGTCAATTCCGTTCAGTTCGCACCATTGCTGAATCAGCCGCTGCCCGCGCAGGGAGAGCTGAAACTTGGTCGGATGCGGCGCGGTCATGGCCGAACCTCCGCACCGGCAAGCGGCTCCCACCGGATCAACACCCCCTCGAACCGGGTCAGGCCGGGATGTTCCGCCGCCCAGAAGGCGACAAGGTCCGGCCAGTCGCGGAAGCCGTCATAGATGGCGAAGGCGTCGAGCTGCCGGGCGGCCTCGTGTTCGTCCGCGGGCGTCATCGCATCGCCGATGATCACGAGGCCCGGCTTTTCGAGCAGCAGGGTCACCGGTTCAGCGGCCACGCACCGGCCCTCGCCCAGCTTGCGGCACTGCCGCGTCCGCATGCCGGTGTAGAGCTGCACCAGCTCGCCGGGGCGCGCGTGGCGCTTGCCGCCGCTGGCGCCCCGGATCGTCTGCCGCTTCATGCCCGGCAGCAGAGGAGCGTGTTCCAGCCCGGCCAGGATGGGGTCGATGAAGCGGGGGCGGAAGGAATAGGCGACCATCTTAGACGCCCTCCCCCAACGCACCGACCTTCCCGACGAGAAGGTTCGGATCACCCATGCAGGGCGAGAACCCCATGCGGCGATAGGTTTCGGGGCGGGCGGCGCGGACGATGACGAAGTCACCATCGCTGCCTTCGAGCCGGATACCGGAAAGGCGGATGCGGATCAGGGCTTGCCCGATCCCGCGGCCCTGCCAATCGGGATGGACGCCCGCATAGGACAGCTCCCACCCGAAGGCCGAACACCACGCCTGCCGATAGCCGGCCACGCCGACCACCCGCCCGCCCTCCGCAGTTTGGGCGACGTAGAATCGCGCCTGCCCCGCCGTCCGTGCATGAACGGAATCGTAGAGTTCATCGAACAGCCGCCCCTGCTCGTACCGCCGCGCGAGGCTCCCGTCCGGACGGATGTGCGACGCCTGCAACACGGCCACGGCCTGCCCGATGGCGGACGGTCCGGCATCCCGCAACCGGCGGAGCGTGATGGGAACTGGCCCTGCCACCTGCTCCAAGAAGGGATTGGCGATGCCGTCAAGCATGGCCCACCTCCGCCGTCTCCACCGCGGTCAGGCGACGCCGCGACTCCGCAGCAGCCGCGTCATAGATCGACCATGCCAACTTCTTGATGGCATCCAGACCGCGCATGTCGTGCTTTTTGCGGAGGTGCCCGTTGATGGCCTGCCACGCCTGAACATCGTCCGCCCGGAAAGCAGCGATGCACAGCGCGTACAAGGCGGCCAGAGACCGGCGCGTGCTTTTAGGGTCGTCAGCCTCCACCTGGATCAGGACGATCAGCGCGAACTGACCGGCCTCCGGTCCGGACGTACCGCCAGTGTAGACCTTGCGTTGATCGGTGGTCATGGCTTCAGCCCTCCACCGGCTCGCCACGGCGCAGACGCGCCGCGATGCCAGCCACACCAAGGGCACAGCCCTTCACACCGTCCCGGACGCGGGTGGTGGGCTTCCAGTGATGATTGTCCCACGGCCAGATATCCGCCGGCCTGCCCGGCGGAAACTGCGCGCGATGCCCGTCGCCGCTGCCCGCATGCAGCAGATATTCGCCGCCGGCCAGCTCCAATTCGCCGTGGGTTTCGTGCCGGTCGTCATGCTCGGGCGTGAAGCCCTCCCCCGTGATCTGCCGCGCCCGCTCCGCCGCGATCATCGACAGGACGACGATGTCTTCCGCCGTCAGCCCTTCCGGCAGCACCAGCATGGGGCGCTTGCCCTGCAACCCCTCGATTTCCTGGAAGAACGCCACGTCGTCAGCCGACGCGGGGGTATTCTGCACATCCTTCGGTTCGTTCATCGGTCGGACTCCATGGCAGCCGCGACGCGCGCGGCGTGTGAAAGCAGCGGCACGTCGCTTTCGACGAGGCCGCAATGGTCAGGCTCCGCGGGGCGGACGGGCCGCGACACGCGGGTGGCATAGGGGGTGGCGAAGTCGGTCAGCGCCTCTTGCAGCGCTTCGGTGCCCACGGTGCCGGACAGCCACGCGGCGGCGGCATCGGCCAGAGCGGCGGCGGCGCCGCTCACACCGGCATCGCGGGCGGCCTCAACCGCCGCCGTCAGCTTGGCCCGGTCCTCATCGGCAGGCCGCCGGGTCAGCAGCACGCCATTGACGGCCAGCATGAGCGCGAAATCGGGGGACAGGATGCGGTCTGCTCCGGCGGTCGCCATGGTCAGACCTCCACCGGAGCGGGCACCGGCAGCAGCGCGGTCACGTCGTGTTCGAGAGCGTCCAACACCGCGCGCAGCTCGGCGGCCTGCGTCAGGATCGCCCGCGCCTCCTCCGGCAGAATGGACTTGCCGCCGGGGCCGCAGACCGCACGGGCGCTGCGCAGCTCCTCCGCCAGATCACCCATTTCGGCCATGGCCTCGGCCAGACGCGCCATGGGGTCGCCCGGTTCCCGGACCTCTGCCGCCGACCGCCGAAGCTCCGCCCGGTAGGCGGTCAGGATGGGCGGGGCCTCGCCCAGCAGCATGCAGGCCCGGTCCAGACGCAGGGCCTGATAGACCGGAATGTGGTGGGCGTCGTCGTCCGGATCGGACCACGCGCGGATCAGGCGAGCGCTCTTCCGCGTCGCCCCCTCCGCCTGTTCGTCGCCGAGGATGGCAAGGGCGACGGTAACGCCGTCCTCCACCGACAGAGGCTTGCGGCGCTTAGCCATGCCCGAATCCCTTCTTGAGATTGCACAAGACGAACGCCATTCGCGTGGCGATATTCACGTCATGCTTGAAGCGGGATGTGATCGATGTGGTTGGGAGCGGCTTCGCCATATCGGCTACTCCCCAGCGACGCAGGCAACGGGCCGGATATGCTCAGAACGCAGCTCGAAAAAATCGGACGGCGCTAACGCGATGCCTAGCGCAAGCGCTGCATCAAGCACCGCCTGTTGTTGGCGTGCAGGAATCCAGCCGCGCGCTAGCCAGCCCTGCACGGTGGTACGGTTACGGTGCCCCAGCGTCTCCGCCAGTTGCGTGACGCCAGATTGCACATCGGTCGTCGCAAACTTCGCGATGATCCGTTCGGCTTGGGTAGGTTTCATATCGAAAGAGGTAACGCATTTTGCGTTTGTCGGTCAACGTGGATTGAGTTGGCTGGAGCGTGCGAACCATTCGGCGGGCATCGGGAGGGCCGGTCAATGCACGTGAGCGAGCGCCTGCGGGAATTACGCCAGCGCGCAGGCATTAGCCTCGACGAGCTGGCGAAAGAGGCAGGTTTTAAGGGCCAATCCAGCCTTCAGCGCTATGAAGACCCAGAAGCTTATAAGCGCCCTTATTTCCGGGTGGACTTCGTAGATCGGATCATTGGGCCACTAACAAAGCGCGGCATTCCCAAAGCGGAGGTGCTGGCCTTAGCGGGTATCAATGTCACCGAAGAACCAGCTATGCCACCCGATGCCCTGCACGCGCATATTGTGCAGGTAGCTGTTGAAGCATTGGCGGTCTTCTTAGAAGAAACTAAGCTAGCTCTACCACCAGCAAAGCAAGCATCACTGATCGTTGATTTCTGCCGCGCCTACGGGGACGAGGTTGCTGCCGGAACTCAACCGGCCACCCCTGATGTCGCTCACGCCATTTCCTTGCTGCGGCTGTTCCATCGTGGCCGTGCCGGCTGACCGCCTCCGCTCGGCTTCAGCCAGCACCGCCACGATACGCGCAACACAATCCGCCTTCGTTTCCATCGCGACCTTCCCGGTACGTTCCTGTACGCCTGCGCAACCGCTAAGGGCGGCAGCTTGTATTGTCTGCGACATCATACCTTTGCGTGGGTTTATGTTCCCACAGTCGAAAGATCGAGCGCAAGGCGTAAAATCTTCGGCCCGACGAAGCGTAAGGTAAACGGTGCGTTTACCGATTCATTAGATTTCAAAGGAAGTTTGGATATTAGGCTTTTCATCCGCTCAAATCCGCGCCATGTGTTGTCTGCCTGCACAGGTGGGTGAGGCGGACGTAATATCAGCGTTCCCGGCGCGTACGGCCGGGTTCGAAGGTTTCACGGCGCGGGCGGACCGCGTGCTCTGGGGGCGTCCCTTCCCCCATCTCCGCCGAGTCCCTGCGAGAGAACTGGCGGAAGCCACAAAACTATACACGTACTCCACTATTCCGATACGCTATTTTGCCGCACCCATACCTGTAGGTGCATATTTGGGTATGGGACTCATGAAACACCCACACCTGCACGTCTACCCGCTCCCAGCTAATAACGCATTTTGCGTTGACAGATGAGCCGTGCTTCGCATATCGGTGATTAGCCGATGCGCGGAAGTGGTAGCCCCTTTTTAGGCCGCGCCCGGTTTCCTCCCAACTGCCCGCCGGGCCGGGCCGCGCATGGCCCGGCGGGACTTTCTTGGAGACATGGCATGCGTCACCCCTCGTCCGCCCGCACCAAAGCCCCCGCCATCGTCCGCCGCATGGCGGGCCACATCGTGCGACTGACCGAAGGCAACGGCACCTGCACCAGCGACGATCTGCGTAACGCCGGTTTCACCGCCGGGGAAATCGCGGCCCATGGGCACGCCGCCCGCGATCTGGCCGCCGAACGGCTCCGCCACCTGGATGTCGCCGCGTAGTTCCTGCCGCCGGGACCTCAAACCCAGCGGCGGCTACCCAAGCGGGCCAGCAAGTCCGTTTCGGTAGCCGCCGCTGCTGGTGGTGAGCGCACCGGGCGCATCCCCGGCTCACCCATTGTTTTTTCACGGTTCGCAGAAACTCCCGGCCTTCGGGCCGGGCCTTTTCCAGACCGCCCCATTCCGAGATTCCGCCATGACCGCACCAGCCAACCACGGCCCGGTGAACGGCGAAGCTATGCCCGCCGGTCGCCGCCGCGCCGCCATCATCGATCCCGAGACGCAGGCCACCTATCGCCTGTGGATGGAGCTGGTGCGCGTCGCCCGCGACATCGGCGGGCGCGATGCCGCGCGCCGGGTGTGGGAGCAATCGCCCCTGCCCCGGCTGGACCGCTGCCCCGCTGAACGGGACTGGATCGGCTCGTTCCTCGCGGAAGTGACCGAGCCATCGCCGGGCAGCCGCCTCCAGGCGGAAGCCCTGTGGCAAGCCTACCTCGACTGGTGCAGCCCCCGCGGCGTGGACCCGTTCACCCGCAAGCGCTTCCTCCAGCTCGTCGCCGAACGGCTGCGCCGCCAGAAGGCTAGCACGATCCACTTCCTGAACATCCGGCTGAGGGTGCGATGAACGCCGACAAAGCGTCTAGTCGCTCTTCGCTGGAAGGCCAAGGAGAGGCCGGGACGCCCACGCGGGCACGGACGGTGCGGACAACCTATTCACCGTGCCCCTGCCGCGAATGCGGGACGGCCTACACGCCCCGGCACATGCAGCAGGAATTCTGCTCTGAACCCTGCAAGAAGGCTTGGACCAACCGCGCCATGACGCGCGGCATGGTCGCCTATGAACTCCTGATGGAGTGGCGGAGCCTCCGGCGCTGGAACCTGATCAGCGCCCTGTCCGCCCTCGTCCGCGACTGGCGCCACGACGACCGCACCGCTGGCCGCACCTACCGCCCCCGCATCTACAACCCCAACAAAGGCCGGCGCGAGACGCCGCCGAAGTGAGGCCCCATGTCTGCACCCGTCACCAAGTCCGAAGTCCTTTCCGCCCTGAAAGCCGCCGGCAAGGACATCACCGATCCGCGCCGCATCGCCGAAGCCGAGTATCAGGCCGCCGCGACCGAGCACAGCGAGGAAGCCCGCGTCTCCCTCCGCCGGGACCTCGCCGAAATCCGCAAGATGGGCCGGAGGTAAGGCAGCCATGGCGACCAAACAGCAACGCCTGCACCGGGAAGCCCTGCGGGCCATCGCCAGACTGGAAACCCTGATCGACGAACTGAAGAGCGCCGGACCGTGCCCGCTGGACAGGCGGAATGCACTGCTGAACACGCACGAACAGATTAAGGGCCTGCTCAATCGCTTCCCGCCTAATCCGCAGACGGGCGAACCGGTCAATACCTGCATGCTCGGGCAGGCCATCAAGCCCAGCTTCCCACAGGATGACAACTCCATCTGGCGCCGTGTGGCCTTAACGCCGCTCGACATGCCGCCCCTCGCGAAGCTGCCCGGAACTCGCCTGATGTTCATGGACGAGCCGAACGCGGGCGCCGCGATGGACGAAGGTCTGGTCAAAGCGCTGACCAACGAACAGGCCAACGGCACGACACCGGAGGCTGAATCATGATGGTCAACGGAACCTGCGTCATGTGCGGCGACATCGACCGCATCGACCACCGCACCGGCCTTTGCGAGTGCTGCGAGGCCGACGCCGACCTTTTCCGCGACCCGCTGTGGGACGGCGACCCAATCAGCTTCTTCGCCGGCATCCAGGCGACGGGAGACGACCATGCCTTATGAGTGCTTCGTGCCTAAGCGCTTCATCGGTCGCAACGGCGAGCTGATCGAGCAGGCCAACAGCATCATCGCCGAATACCAGGATCAGGGCTTCGTGCTGACCCTGCGCCAGCTCTACTACCAGTTCGTGGCGCGGGCGCTGATCCCCAACACCATGCAGTCGTACAAGCGCCTTGGGCAGGTGATCAACGACGCCCGCCTTGCTGGCCTTGTCGATTGGGACGCGCTGGAGGATCGCACCCGCAACGTCAGGGCGAAGCCGTCCTGGAGCAGCCCGGAAGACATTCTGGGCGCCTGCGCCAGCCAGTTCCGAATCAAGCGTTGGGCTGACCAGCCCTGCCACGTCGAAGTCTGGATTGAGAAAGACGCCTTGGTCGGCGTGATCGAACGTGTCTGCAACGAACACCTCGTGCCGTTCTTCGCCTGCCGTGGCTACACCAGCCAATCGGAGCAATGGCGGGCGGGCAGACGCTTTGCCCGGCTGGCGGAGGAGGGAAAGCGCGTGGTCGTCCTCCACCTTGGCGACCATGACCCGTCCGGGATCGACATGACGCGGGACAACATCGACCGGCTGTCGATGTTCGCGGGCGAAGAGGTGGAGGTGCGCCGGCTGGCGCTGAACATCGAACAGGTCAAGAAGTACCGCCCGCCGCCCAACCCCGCCAAGGAGTCGGACAGCCGGTGCAACGGCTACAAGCTCCGCTTCGGCGACAAGAGTTGGGAGTTGGACGCGCTGGACCCCCGCGTGATCGACGGCCTGATCCGTGACCAGCTCCAAGAGCTGATCGACCAGGACCGTTGGCGCGACGCCATAGCCCGCGAAGAAAAAAGCCGCCGGCTCCTCAGCGAGGCAGCCACCCGCTGGGACGAGGTCGCTGAGCTGCTCGACTACTAGGCCCGGCAGCAACCGCCCATTGGGGCCGCGTTGTAGCGGCCTCCCCCCCTCCCGCTGATCGACCCCAGGACGAAACCCCCACCACCATGTCCAGCCGCCGCCCCATAGCGCCTCCAGCGCCACGGCAGGAGCCTACAGCAGAAGAACTGCTGGAGGACTTCGTGCGCGCTCTTGCGCGGGCGGCGGCGCGCGAGGATCATCGGGCCGAACAGGAAGCCAGGAAGGCCCGGAGGGCGTAATGCGCGCTGCGATCTACGCGCGGTTCTCGTCAGACAACCAGCACGAACGGTCCATTGACGATCAGGTGCGCCTATGCCGCGACTTTGTCGCGCGGCACGGCGGTACGGTCGTGACCGTGTATGCCGATTACGCCATGTCTGGCGCGCACCTACGGAACCGCCCCCAGGCCCTGCGCCTGCTGGACGATGCCAAGGCGGGCCAGTTCGACACAGTCGTGGCGGAGGGTCTGGACCGGCTTTCCCGCGATCAGGAAGACACCGCCGCCATCCATAAGCGGCTCGGGTTCGCCGGCATCCGGCTCGCCACCGTCCAGGAAGGCGACATTTCGGAACTGCACGTCGGCCTCAAGGGCACGATGAACGCCCTGTTCCTGCGTGATCTGGCGCAGAAGGTGCGCCGCGGGCAGACGGGCCGCGCCATGGCCGGCAGCGTCCCCGCCGGCCTGTCCTACGGATACGATGTGGTTCGGGAGTTCGACGCGCGGGGCGAGCTGGTGCGCGGGAAGCGCCGGATCAACCCTGAACAGGCCGACGCGATTCGCCGCATCTATCGGGAGTTCGTCGCCGGCATCAGCCCGCGCGCCATTGCGGACGCTCTGAACCGGGATGGCATCCCCTCCCCAGCCGGCGGGCACTGGAACGCCAGCACGATCAACGGGAACCCAGCCCGCAAGAACGGCATCCTCTACAACGAGGCTTATATCGGCTTCGTGATCTACAACCGCCTGCACATGGTCAAAGACCCGGAGACGGGCAAGCGGCTCCCCCGCCTCAACCCGCCATCGGATTGGGTCGTGACCGAAGTTCCCGAACTGCGGATCGTTGAAGACGAATTGTGGGAGCGGGCGCAGGCCATCAAGGCGGGCTTTGCCCACCTCCGCGTCGATAAGACCCGGCGGCCCAAGCACCTGTTCTCGGGCCTGCTGCGCTGCGGCTGCTGCGGTGGAGCCTACACGGTCAAGTCCAAGGATCAGCTCGCCTGCTCGACCTACCGCGAATCGGGGCCGTCCGTTTGCTCGAACAACCGGACGATTCGGCTGCCCGATCTGCAAGAGCGGGTGTTGGACGGCATCCGGACGCAACTGCTGTCGCCCAAGCTGCTCGCCCTTTATGTGAAGACCTACGGGGAAGAGCGCCGCCGGCTCCGGTCCGAAGCGTCAGCGAAGCGCGAAGACGTGGCGGCCCGTGTCGCCAAGCTCGGACGACAGATCGACAACATCGTGGACGCAATCGCCGAAGGCACCGCCGGCCCTGCCCTGCGCGGGAAGCTCATGGACCTGGAACGGCAGAAGGCGGAAGCCGACGCGGAGCTGGCGGCTATCATGGAGGCCGAAAGCGATTCGGTCGTGGAGCTGCACCCCCAGGCCGCGGAACGATACCGTGACCAGCTCGACGCGCTGGACAAGGCGCTTGCCGGCGGGGACGAGGCACGCCAAAACGCAGCGAACACCCTACGGGCGTTACTGGCGCGAATTGAGGTTCATCCCGGCGAGCGCCGTGGCGAAACTCATTTGATGGTGCATGGGAGGATTGAAGAGTTGCTGTCCCTCACCCGGAGCAAGCCGGGTGAGGGAAACAGCACAGTCGCTAGGACTGCAATGATGGTAGCAGCGGAGGGATTTGAACCCCCGACCAAGGGATTATGA